TAATGGCTTGGGCTATCTTTTATGATTACCGGTTATACGTTAATGGGTTAATTAACATGTACCGGTTTTACATAATCGAAAAACTCAAAGCTATTACGTTCCCACTTTCACTGGTGAGCCGCGCTTCGCGCATCGTGCTTGTGATTCCTCGGTCGCCTGTGTGTCAAGTTGTCTTTATGTCGATTTTGACTTTGATTGAGTTGTATGAGGTTTATGCTATGATGGGATTAGCTTTGCAAAAGCGTAGGTTGTATCGTCGTGCTTGTGAGATGCACACTAATAATCAGGGAACACCTGCTGAACGTGGGCATGCTTTCACCGACTTTGTTCATACCGAAACTTTGTTTAAAGCTTACTGTTTGACGCTAAATCCTATAGTTCTCATTCTTTGTTGGTTGTGTGTTGGTATTCCGTACGTTCCGTACGCTATTCCAATAATTTTCAACAGTCGGCGAATTGTTTATAACATACTTGCGGTGCTATCCGGTGCGTACCATCGTGCTGCTCCAGTTCTTGAAGCAGTTCCGTTTGTACCTCACGGGATTTTGTACCCTCCGAATGATAAGCAATTAATGGAAGACATGCGTCGTACATACCAGGTTCCGAGGAGTGACACGCCCCCTGTTACTAAGTGCTTTAATTTCCCGCCGAAACCTAGCAGTCCTAAGCCTACTTCGAGCGCTGTAGAATCTGAGTCCGAAGAATCGGAAGAAGAACTTTTAGTTCCTTCCCGTCCTTCGGCTAAAGAGAAAGAGCGAATTGAAGAAGGTAAGGGTAAGCAAAATACTCAACGTAGTTACGTGTATCGTGGAGGTAATGATCGACGTGGTAACAAGCGTCAACGTCGTACTTATAAACAGTATGACCCAGACATTGATAAGCGTCCTGACCTCGATGATACTCGTTACGATGATGAGCCTGGTTACAGTAGGGATGATTATCCGGACGAACCCGAAGTCCCACCACCACTTCGTGATCTTTCACCTGACTCTAGAGCCATGGCGTTTAGGTCTGAAGAGCCTGGTTTGTGGGGCGACGATATTCCGTTCGAAGCACTTATGCGTCGTTGCGGCTTTGTGAGGCGCGAATCGATACAAGGTTCGGTTGCTGTTCATCCGCCGGACCCCGCCAAAGTTGGACGAGTTAGCTTGTACGAGTTGGCTGAGAAAGTTGAACGTTTGTCTGCACGAGTAGAACAACTCTTGACGTCTAAAGCTCCTCTTCACGAGGCGCCGAAGGCTTGCAAGCCTAATCCCCCTGACAAGAAAATTAAACATGTCAAGTTAGAGGCGATTAAGGATGGCAATCCATTGATGCCAAAGTTTCAAACTGTCTTGTGTTTAGCTAGTGACAAAACTCCAATATGTGAAGCAATTCCATTAGTTGGAGGCCTTGTTACTACGCTACATGCGGCAGCTGAAATTGAGTATTTCTCTTATAAAGACGTGACCTTCAAGCGACCACCAACATGTACCCCGGTTAAGTTGGCGCCTGATGTGGCGTATTTTGCTCTTACGATACCCAACTGTCCGTATATTAAGATCGGTAAAATCAAAGAACCTACCCTCGGTGAGAAGATAGGAATATTCTCGAACGTTAATCAACAATTTTCGATCGGGACTGTTACTTCTGTTAGCCAGGATGGTATTGGATATGACGGTCTTAGTACTAAAGTTGGACATTGTGGAGCACCTGTGGTAACTCCCAACGGCTTTGTCGTTGGAATGCATAATCGAGATTCTGGAGGGCTGTATTTGCATACGCTTTTACAGTTTTTTCGGAACCCTTCGATGTCCTATGTTACCGCTAAAAGTACCGCCTCTACCAGTTGTACCAACGCCGAAGAGTGCTGCACGACTACAACCCCCGAACGACCTCCTTCGCCTGCGAAGGGAGCCGATAGAGGGAAAGCCGTTGCCGCAAAGTAAACTTGTTAAAGTTCATCCAGGAGAGTGTCCGTTCGCACCAGCTCCCCTGGATGAATTCTCCCTTTGGAATGGTGTACGTAAGTTTGACCGTGTGCAAGGCCTAATCGACCCGCGGAGTTTTCAGTACATATTTTATTATTTAGATCGTTTGTTTCCTTTTCTGTCTTTGAAGTCGGAGATCGCGACTGACCTCGAGATAGATGATGCGCTGAATGATCCTGATCATGCTAGTAAAGCTTCTGGTTTTCCTTGTGACCTATTAGGTCACGGGACTAAGCTAGATGCTTATAACTATTTTGGTCGGGAGACTCTTGAAGCGTATTATCAGGGAAACACGTCGGTTGTTGGCTGTACGTTAAAAGATGAACTTCGTCTTATTGGCAAAGATGCTCGACTCTTTCGCCCGCAAGATGTTTGCTCGTACATTGAAGGTTCTCGCTTGTTTTATCACCAAAATCAGTACCTTATGTCGCAACCTTTGACAACACCTTTGTTTGTCAAGTTTACTTCACCAGGGCCAGATATTGTGATTGCTCGCAAAGATCTCGATGTACATTCGCCTAATACGTATGGCGCTGATGGTTCTCAATGGGATGCTCGATTTCCGTTGTGCGTTGCTCAAATGATTTGTCATTGGCGCTCCAAGTGTTTTGACGCTAAGAGGGTCCAGACATATTATAGAATGATGTATAACGGTTTCACTTCCGTTTGCGGTTGGTTGTACAACTTAGTTGGACAACCTTCCGGCCATTACAACACAACAATTGATAATTGTTTATGTCACTGTATTCTGATGGCTTACCATGCTTGGTTGTCAGGGTTGTCAGTGTTGGAGTTCATGGATCAGGTTAAGTACAAGTGCTGTGGTGACGACATTATATGGTCTGACACTAGCGGCAAGTTTAGTCCTGTCGACTTGAGTAAAACTTATTACTCTGTCGGTGTTTGTCTCGAGTTTGAAAGTCTTGAGCCAACAAAAGGGCCTATATTTGTCGGTAGTGTTCCATGTACGCGCCTTTACAACGGCACTAACGTTCAAGGTTATGTTAATCGTTGGGAAAAAGCGTACTCTTCGAGTTTATACTCGCGGCGTAAGGCTACTCCTATACAACGATTGGCAAAGCTTTGTTCTTTAGCCTCTTGTATGTTCTTTGATGTTGACAAATTCCGCGTGCTGCGTGCGTTGTTCGATGAGACTCTCGCTCGTTATGTGGATTCTGGAGCTGTATCTCTTACAGATCCGGACGTTGGAGGGTTTGTTGCATCGCTAAATATTGACCGGTTGATGGCTCGATATACTGGGTGGGAAAAATTTTTTAATTCCGCCCATTTAAACCGTACCGCGGTGCGGTTTAAGTCGAGATGTCTGCCGCGATAATACAACAAGCTCTTCCCATAGCTAAGCAGATAGCGCGAATGGGATTACAGGCAACTGGCCGTGCGATTCGTCGTCGGCGAACTCGTAGAATTCGTCAAAATAAGTGGACTATTGGGGCCCGCTTTCTTGGCAACCCTACAGGTAAACGTCGGCGTCGTAGTGCTAATGGCAGAAACTCCTTAGGTGTTTCTGGTGTAAACACGACAATATCACAGCCAGTTTCTTATGGTACCATTAAGAGGCAAGTTATAGCCCCTATGACTAGGAGTGAGACCGGCAACGAGGAATTGGACACAGTTTCTTTGTATTCGAACGTTCAGTTCTTTACATCGTCTTATTCAATTAACCCCGTTGAAGCTCGCACTTTTGCACGTCTATCGTCAATTGCGTCCCAGTATCAAAGGTATGTTTTCCAAAGTGTTGTTATAGGCTACACTCCTACGTGTGGTACAGCGCAACACGGTGAACTTGCTTTTGGGTTTGCTTCGGACCCTACGACGACCGATCCTGCTGATATGACTGAGTTTATGGGTTTGTACGGCGCGGTTCGAGGACCGATAAACATGCCTTTATCGTTCTCGGTCCCTGCTGCACTATTCTCGAAAGCTCTTTCACAGTACATGTGCAAGGGTTCTGATACGCCTCTTCCAGAGGATGACAACGTTTTGTATTCAGTTGGGCGTTTCTTCTACGCGACCGATGGCAATGACGGGGTTGCTCCAATCATTACCGGGCGTCTCTCGATATCTTATCGAGTTACGCTTAATGACCCAATTATTAAGACGACTGGTCCTTTGACTGGTTGTTCTATGAATTGGGACTCGGCTATTGATACGGAGGTTCTCGCCTATGACGACGCTCTCGTCAGTCTTGGGCCGCGTGCGATTATTCCAGCCTATGCATCGCCGGTTTTGTTTGAGTCTCGTCTTCGATGCCGTAGTCTTCTAACTGCTTCTTATGGTTACGTTCCCGAAGGGGATTGTCGCCTAGTATGTAGCGTGATGACGAATGGCGTTTTGACGGTGCTCCAACCTGCGTTTGAGGCGGCTGGTGTTGCCGAAGGGGTTACTATGCGCGTGTGGGAACTGCCTGCACGAGCCAATTTTAACCTCGTCGCTGAGGGTGCCTTGTTGGATATCAAAGTGGTGTTATGTCCTCTGCCGCACCATTTGTTAGAGTGAGGGAAGTGTGGAGAGTTTGACTGTACTGAACAGTTAAAAAGTGGTGATTGCCTTTTGATCACCGACCTGCGGAGGGTATACCGCAAAAATAAGTCGTGACATAGTTCACGGACCTGGGCCGGG